ATCAATAAGCTAAAGCAATGGTCTGGATTCGGACAGGAGAAACGACCCGACTACGAGCAGGAGATGAATACTCTCGGGAGATGGCCGAGTAATGTGATTCACGACGGGTCAGACGAAGTATTGGCGTCATTCCCTGACTCCGATGGTCAGCAAGGTTTTGTAGGAGAGCGGCACGGAGATAGGGATACTGTGAATTGCTACGGTAACTTTGGCCCTAGACCTGATACTCCACCACGCGGCGATTCAGGTTCCTCAGCACGTTTCTTCTATTGTGCTAAGGCGTCTGGGGAAGATCGTAACGAAGGATGTGAGCATATAGAGCCAAAACAATACAGCCACGACGGACGGGAAACTCCAAACGACAACGCTTATCAGCGCAACTCAAGCAACTCAAGCAACTCAAGCAACTCACATCCTACCGTAAAACCTACAGCATTGATGAGATATTTAGTCAAGTTGGTTACTCCTCCTAACGGTACAGTCCTTGACCCCTTTACTGGAAGTGGGAGTACGGGAAAGGCTGCACTATATGAAGGATTCAAGTTTATCGGTATCGAAGGCGAAGAGGAATATTGTGCTATCGCCAAGGCGAGGATACAGTTTGTGCTAGAGAATGATTCCCCACTTTTCCGGACGGCAGAAGTATGAATAAGGTAATCGGCCCGATCCTCTTGCAGCGCCAATGCGACGGCGGCAAGGATGACATGACGGATGAGCAGTGGGCTGAGAAGATAGCTTTGAGGCTTCAAGGTCAGCCCGCAGGATTCTTTGGATGTGGGACGTGGTTTCAGTGGTACTTCGGATCAGGATGCCACTGCCCTACTTGTGGAAGACAGTTTGCTGTGACGTTTGCAGACATAAAAAGGTTCCGCGTTCTAACTACTCTCGACATGATGAAGGAACGAGAGTTGGAAGAACGCGTCCTTAGAAATGTTCTGGCGCGAATAGGACAATATCGAAGCTAACTATCTTCCTATGTATCCGTGACCAGCAAACGGGAACGTCCATCCGCCAAACAGCAGACTGAGAAGGGCGATCAGGCAGATCAACGCGAACATAACGCGGATAATCCAAACGAGCGGCGGGGGAACAGGAATCATGGTAATGATCCACCACAAGACCGCAAGGACAATAGCAAGGACGATGAGGCTGATAAGCAAACCGATGATTCCGGGCATAGAGGTACCTCAAGGGATGAGATGCACTTCCTTCCTGTCGCGGCCTAAATAATTTTATAGACGAATATAGAAACCTGCGCTATACTTTCTCGGAGTAGCTATTTGTAGAAACTCGTTTTGGCTTAGGGAACCAAAGCGACCGGGAGAGATTAGAGTGTCAGTTGCCAATAATGGGAGAAAGCTCGTCTTGGTTTCGCGATAAAAACGAAACTAGTAGTTGGCAGGCACCGTTCTTCATTTCCCATCCTGAAGAGATTTACGCGTGGGTAGAATCTCAAATTCAGGAAGGTGAAGGTTTTCTAGAAGCGCAGAAATGCTATAAGGATTTGCCCAAGAATTTGCGGGTGTTTAATGCGGTATTCAACGATAAATGCCGCTCCAGCCTCGTAACAAATAATCTCAAATACGATATTCGGAAGTTCTGCGAGACACTGGCGCAGGTTAGAGAAATTGCGGGTTATGGGTCGGATAACCCAAGCTACAAGAAAATGTCCGAGATGTTGACGAAAGTCAGCAAATGCGTTTATCTCGAAAGCGATTTCCCCTTTCAAATCCTCAAAGTCCTGCAATATGCCTCCGTTATGGGGATTGGATATCTGTGGCCGAAGGTTAGAGCGACGGAGTACGGGTACGGCGAGAGGAGGATGGAATTTGACGCGCTAGGACTATTAGACGTGATTCCTACCCAGATTCCTTCCCGCACCAATGATATTCAGGATGCCTACGCGGTCACAATCTACGATTACATGCCTATTGCGGAGGCGCATGGACGGTTTCCACTCTTTCAAAGAGATATTCAGACGGTGGGGATGCGTCGGAACTACCAGACGCGGATGCAGGCGCAGCGAGTCGATTATGCGGAGAGGAACCGTTACGGAGATGTGGGCAGGACATTTGGCAATCTCTACGCCGAAATCCGTTACACCTTCGTGCGGGACTTGAGGATCAACAACACAGGATACGAACTCCCAATGGGAGACGTTGGGACCACATGGTTCTACCGTGTCCCGTATGTTGGCCAAAGAATCTTTGGAGGGATGAGGAATGGGGAACCATACTATATACCTGCCGGACCAGAGCATTGCCGGGTATACCCAAATCTGCGGCTCATCATTACCTCAACGGGTATGGGTAAGCCTATGTACGACGGTCCAGCTTTCGACTGGGACCCTCGTATGCCAATTATCCAGTACACGGTGGATGACTGGGCATGGGAGCCGCTAGGACGGTCTATCGTAGGCGACGTAGCCAGCATTGAAACGACAATCAGGAAGCATGAGCGGTTGATGGATCAAGTCCTGACCGCCACCATGAATCCACCAATGGGCTACAACCATACGGATACAGGTGGACCTAAGATTGAGCACTTCGACATCTTCGAGCCGGATGTGCGGCTAGGAGTAGATGGAAAGCCGAAGGAAACATTCCAATCGATTCTGCCGGATGAGGTTCGCGTAGGAAGTGAGCATTTCAACTACCTGAAATACCTCAACGAGAAGGAAGGTAAGCAACTCGGTCTGGAAGATTTGGGAAGTCTCGGCGCGAACATGAAACTCCAGATCGCCTCAGATACTGCCGACAAGATGATGGAAACTATTGGGCCGGTAGGAAAAGGCATTGCAGCTAGGGTTGAGAAGGCGAATAAATCTGTCGGGCTTAGGATGAAGTATCTTATTCTTCAATGGTTTGACACTCAAAGGATCATGGAATATGTAGGTCCGGAGAATATGGCTGCGGAGACGTTTGACTACAACCCAAACGACCTCGTTCCTAGCCACTTACCAGATGAGATGGTAGGTGCTGGATTCCCGGAAACGGAATCGAAGTATACGCAACTCGAACGGGCTAGGTGGTTTGTAAAGCAGATCAGGCTAGTCTCGGTTCCAAGCACACTGCTCAAGGTAACTCAGGTGCAGTACCAATTGATGCTGCTGCAATTAAAGAAGGGCGGCGCACCAATTTCATGGATTACGATCATGAAGGCGATGGACATTAATAATGCCGAGGGCGAGCAGGAGCAGTCATTTAAAGAAGATGAAAAACTCGCTAAACTCAAGATGTTTGCTCAGATTGACCTCATGCAGACAATGAAGAAACTGGGAATTGATCCTCAGGAGTTGCAGGGCGGTGGAGATGCTGGTGGAGCTAAACCGCATGGTGGTGGAAGGCCCGCTAGTGGGACTAAAGCCCCTCGTGTGAAGCAAAAAGGAGCCAAGGGCGGGGAACCACGGTCAGTAGTTAGTCAGAGCGGATAAGGTAGTTCGCGATTCGTAAATTGTAAATAGCATCTGGGAACCACAGGAGATAACAGTAAATGCCAATCAATATTAAGTCGCAGAAGGATGTCCTTACTACTGAGGTGGTTATTTCCTTGCCCACTGACCTTAACGCTCTTGATTCCCTCATGCGCTCCTCTAAAGCCACAGGAAAGATTGTCGCCGTTTATAATCAAGGGGGGATAATGGGCGTGAATATTGAGCAGAAAACACATATTTCAGAGAAAAAATCTGAGGATGTTAGAAAAATTATCGGCGTGGGAACTAGGGAAATGGCATAATTCCTGCGCTATTAAAAATAATTTACAATATCGCTTGACACAAACAACCTTTTAGCCTTACCTTTGGAATTGAAATTAGTGAGATGCTTAATACCCACGTTGCGTGGATGCTATTGAGGCTCCAATACCGGAACTCCGGTGTGGGGCCATTTTATTGGCTTCTTCCGGAAAAACCCACAAGGAGCCTATCATGGCCAAGCGTCATAAGATTTCCGCAGAACACATCGCAAAGAAGAGCACCAAGAAGAGCCGCAAGTCTGCCCGCAAGGTTCTTCACAGCAAAAAGGCAGTAGTCCGCAAGTAATCCTGACAGCCGCACTCTCATAAGGGGTGCGGCTGTTATTACGCCAACGATGGATTTTTTTGTGAGGAACAAATGGCCGCAGCTCCAATGCCTGACCCACAGCAACAGCAAGGCTCCACTCCTCCACCGGATGCTGGCGGAGCGGCCTCAGCCCCACAAGGTGGAGACGGTGGTCAGCAACCTTCTCCTTCCTCAGCCCCTGCAAATCCACTTCAAATGCTTCTCGCTCGTTGGTATCAGACTGCTAAACAGATGGCAGCTTCAGACCCGCGTTTGGCATCGGGAGCAGGTAAGGTGAGCGAGGGTATTCAGGAAATGCAAACGGCTATGGTAAGTCCTTCACAGCCAAGTTCTCCAAGTCAGTCAGCGCAGTAAGTAACCAGTAATTAGAGTTCCGGGAGATATACCAATATGACAGTCGCAGAAATTCTACTCCAATCCGGTTTGACCACAGAGCAGATTGCAGCTTTGGATGCGAAGGCTGTAGCCGCGTTCACTGGCGTGTTGACGACCGCCGAAGCGGAGCGCACAGCCGCAGCAGAGTCTGCTAAGACGGCGGCGGCGGAAAGAATCGCGGCGAAGGCATCACAGGACGCTGCTGAATTAGCGCAGCGAGCCAACTCAGAATTCTACAACGACACCATCATGCCGTCGTTGACGGGATGGGAAGACAAAGAGAAGGCTCTGCAAGCTGAGATTGCCAATTCTAAGGCGCTTGCGGCTTTCTATCAAGAACAGAATAAGGCTGCGAAAGAGTCTGGGTTTATCGCCTCTGACGCTCCCTTATTTACTCCTTCCGCTGTGACTCCTCCAGTGCGCAATGCCGGAGGACAATTTGTAGCAGGCGGTGGTGGGACACCCGGTAGCCCAACGTTTCGTATGGAAGATGTGGAAGATCGTCTCGGCAAAGGACTGGATAACTCAGTCTGGGCGCTACAGGAGTATCAGCGCTTGTCCGGTGGTCAGTTCCTTCCTGATTCGATCAGTAACTTGGCTCAGGAAGCAACAGCCAATAAGCTTCCTTTCCGTGATTATGTAGCTCGCAAGTATGACTTCCCAACCAAGGCTGCTGGATTGCAGGCTAAGGCTGAGGCAGAAAAAACAGCCAGCATCGCCGCCGCCGCCGTCGCTCCTTACGAGGAGAAGATGAAAGCGAAGGACGCTGAGTGGCAGAAGAAGCTCGAAGAGCAGGCTAAGACAATTTCTGAGCGTGGTGGGAACAATCCTGATGTACGCCGTGCGGCGATCAGTGAGTACCCAGATATAAAGAAAGCTGTTGCAGAAGGAACACGTAAGGACCCATTGAATTATGGTTCTCGCGAAGAGCGGCAGGTTGCAATGCGTAAGGATATTCAGACCAGTATTGCAGCGAATGAAGAAGCAAGCACAGCAGCTTAGTATAAAAAGTTTTAGGCAATTAGGAGATAGAAACAATGAGCCTTCCAAATGATCCACAGTTCGGGGAAATAACAGCCAACAACCTCGAAAGCGTAAGACGTGACGTAGTGTGGAATCAGTTATTCGTTGACACTCCGTTCCAAGCAAAGCTGCGCAGGGCGGGCGTGTGGGAAGACTTCCTTGGCGGCGCTGGCATGACGGAAGTCATCCAGTACGGTCGTGCTCAGGGCGCGGCTGTCAATCCCGGACAGACGGTTACGCTGACTCGTCAGCAGATCGACACCAAGGTAAAGTTCTATCCGAAGCTGTATGTCTCGTGGTTCCCGATGGACGAGTGGGAAATGGACGACGGCTCAGGTACGGGCGGCGTGATTAACTCCGGCCCTGCGAAGATTGCAGACGTGTACGGTCTCTATATGGAGAACATGGTGATGAACATCAACACCATGCTCGAAATGGACTCCTTCCGTCACGGGCAGGCAAACAATGCGACCATCAGCGACAACCGCATCAAGTGCTCGAACGGGCTGGATGAGGCGCTGAATAACGGCATCGATCCTTCGCTCTACGGCAACCGCTATACGACCTACGGCGGGCAGACGAGGAATGGGAACGTCGGCATCACATGGAACTCGACGCCTCAGTATCTCGGAACAGCCTCGGGCGGAACAGGACAGATCGACGTTGCTTCCTTGCAGAAGCTCTGGACACAGATCACAACCTGCGGTGGCAAGCCTACGCTGGGCATCACGAACGGCTTCGGCTTTGCGGCTATCGCGATTGCGCTCGATGCGCAGCGCCGTGACATCCAGTTGAAGAAGCACGATCTTGAGTGGGTAGCCTTCAGCTACAACGGCGTAGAAATCTACTCTGATCCTCTCGCGCCATCGGCAACCGCCCAGTATTACATTCCTCTGGGTCAGGCAGCAGGCGGAGCGGCTGGTAACACGAGCTTGGTGGACGGCGTAGGATCGAGCACCGCGACGATTCCATTCACGACGCCTCAGTTCACGAACGCGCAGGGTGGAGCAATCAACTTCTCGCGAACCAACTCTGGTCTACCGTCGAACACAACCATTCAGCCTTCAGAAGCGTTGTACTTCCTTGAGCCTGAGAGCTTCAAGGTTCGTCCGACAAACAAGTCTGGGTTCAAGTTTGGCGTGCGCCGTGTTCCGCAGCAGAACAACGTTTCGGTGGACGGCATCATGATGCGCTTGGGAATCAACCTCTACTGCGCTCAGCCACGCCATAATGCTTATTCTTTTGGGTTTAGCTCGTAATCTTGGTTGCAGTACTTTATACTGTAACTAGGAGAAATCAACCAATGACAAAGAAGATATCACAATTCGGAAACGAGTTTCAGTTGAAGGCTAAGGCTGCGGAATATGCGGTGGCGTCAAAACTGTCTCTCTTGGGCCATAATGTGATGTTTCCTGCTGTCGATGGCGGCTTCGATGTCATGCTTGGAAACGGGCTACGCATTCAAGTTAAATGCTCTCACCTAAGAGTTCACTCGAAGGCTTTCCAGTATCCCGGTTATCTTTTCAACTTGCAACGCGGAGCATGGGATAGCCTCTCTAAGAGATACCGTAAATCCGCTCTGCGTCCATACTCTGAAGTTGCAGACTTCTTTATTCTTTGGGGTATCGACGAAAATCGGTTTTTCATTCTCCCTACAAAGGGAGCAGGACAGACGGTTTGGTTTACACACCGTGGCTATGAAAGCAATTCACAAAATAAGAAGTATGCCCAGAAGATGACTGAAGGGCGTTTGCGGGATATGGAAGATCGCTGGGACTTGCTCGATGTGGAAGCTATGAGCAGCGAGTTGATTGAAAGTTCTGTAGAACAAGTTTTAGAAGTAACAAAGTTTTAGCAG